TGTCTGCTCCTGTTGATACGGAAAGGGAAACCGGTGCGCCGTTATTGCCGTGTCCGGTAAGTTCAACCACCATAGAGCCGTCAAAATTGCCGTTGATGGTGATGGAGTCCAGCGTAAGGCGCGGTTCCCAGCGGTTCAGCGCCACATAGACCGCAGACATAATCTGCAGGCGCAGCGCCGGGTTCTGCGGCTGGTCAATCAGGGCAGACAGCATGGAGCCATATTCCCGGCGGGCAAGACGGCTGCCCTGCGGCGTCAGCAGAATATCCCGCACCGACTGGCGCAGATGGTCTGTATCTGTGATGGTCTGCCCGTCATTCCTGCTCATACCGATATACAACGTCATACCGGCCCCCCCCGTGTTGTCGCCGCCTTTCAGAACGCCAGTATGCTCATGGTCATCAACCACGATCCCGTTAGAACTCATTGCGCCGCCGCCCTGGGTGACGCCGCCATTGATCACCACCTCGCTGTTAATACGCGTGGTGTCAGCCTCCACCACAAACTCACCTGTTTTGTAGGTGACGCTGTCTGCTGCCTCGATCACCATGGATTTGATGCCCCTGACATGCCATCGTCCGGTGGCGGGTTCATACTCAAACCATCCCCCGTCCGGGTACTCCGTCACGCAACCGTCCACGGAATCCGACGGTGGCGGAAACTGATTGGAGTAGATAGCGGGCAGCACAAAAGCGGTTTCCAGATTGCCGCCCATACTCAGCACCACCACCTGCTCATCCGGCGACGGACACCACCATGTACGGGCACCACCGGCGCGCAGCGTCAGCCAGTTAATCCAGTTGGTTTCAAGCTCGCCCACCTTCACCCGGCACAGCCAGTTTTCCCGGTCCACTTCGGTCACGGTGCCGGTGCGGATCAGGTTGGTGATAAGGCGCATGATTTCGGTCAGTTGTGCATTCATATCTTTAGCTTGCCATCGCACACATTTGATATGCAGTGTGGTAATTTGTGTCATTAACTACACAATGGTGATGAGGGTTCGTATGCAATCCAAACGAGATCTAAAGGGAGCTATATTTAATACGGAGTTAGATAGCTTTTGTAGGAAGTATTTTTTTAAAAGAAGCATCCCCCTGAGCAATAAGGAAATCAACGAAGCCCCTCAATATTATGAAGAAATAAGACTATCACTATTTGAAAGTTTTACCCTCCACGATGAAGTTAATTTCAAAGTTGATGGCGAGAACATTCCTTTAACCATTTTGATAAATGAAATAGGATTAAGGGGAGTTGAAGAATTAATAGATGATGGAGCACTTAGCTTTACCGTGTGGTCTCCTCTCGTTCTATATATGAATGATAACCAATATGGTGTAGACCCTTTATGCGCGGGCCGTCGAAATGAATCCGTATTTTTCGACCCAGAAGAGTCAATTCATACTGGACTTAATTTCATGAGGACTCCATTAAGAAAAGGGGAAGTTAGAGCTTTAACACGAAAAGTACGTGACCTTTATTTTTCAGTTCCTAAAGGTATGGAGAATGACAGCGTTAGTGTAACAATGTCTGCTCTCGAAAGTGGAAAACTTGAGAGGCTGGGGCTAAGCCTTAAAAATAAAGATAAAAATAATCTTAATGAATCTGAAAAACAGCAATTGATTTCCTGTGCCTCTGATTTATTGGGTTACAAATATCTTATGCAAAAACGCGCTCAGGTTAGCCCAACAAGCAATATAAGCACTCTCCTTGAAGACTCAATGCAAAAAGCCACAAACCTATCTAAAGATGAAATTTTTTCAGCGATTGTTCAATTCGAAAACATGCCTGATATTAAAACATCATTCAGAGATATGGGCATGCCTATGGACGAACTTGTTAAACTCAGAAAAAACAAGAGCACAAAAAAATTCAGAAAATGGATGTCAGATTTAAACGAAATATCATCGCCTATAGATGCCCAAAGATTTTATTCAGAAAGCAATGCTTCTCCACGTGGTTTTTTCGAAACATTCTGGGGTAAGTCCACTAAAAGTGTAACAATGATGATGATTGGTGCTTATGCTGGCTCTTTTGCTGACACTAAAATTGGCACAATGTTTGGTTTGTTCGGTGGGTTAGTCGCTAATAATACAACAGGTTATATCTTAGATATGGCCGATGAATATCTTCTATCAGAGTTAACAAAAGGTTGGACTCCAAAATTATTTATTTCAGAGCTTAAATCACTTAACAATAAGTATTCACTATAAGAATTTGCGACCAGTTTGGATTTATCAAATGCTTAGCCATTTGATAAAGGTTTCTTTTATTAAATCTTCAATATGTCCATTTTTACCCAGCAAGCGACGCGCTGGGTACCGGACCTCCGGGCCATTGCGTCTGACTCGATCACGCAGGCCATAATGGTGAACACAGGCGATGCGCTGGACTTTACCATCAAACTGTACGCTGGCAGAGTCCGCAGTGGCAGCGGTTTTCAGGTATTTAGTGGTACGCAATTTGGCGAACATCTGACGCTTTATGCGCCCCTTTTTACTTCTGGCCGTCACCCGGCGCGCCTCAAAGGCGGTGCCGTCTGGATTGCGCTGCAGCCTGATGTTTTGCTGTTGCGACCGGCGCAGCTCCTGCGCCAGCTGTCGCATCAAACGTTTGCGGGCTGCCGGTTCCAGATTCGCCAGCAGCGCCGCCAGCCAGTCATCCACCCTCTGCAGGTCATCCACGTTTCACCGTCCACATTTCTTCGGGTACGTCGGGTTCCGACACAGCTTCAACGCTCGATACGGTGCCGTCTGTGCTGACAATCACGCGCTCCGTGATCTGCAGATTGAGGCTGATATCACACAGATCGTTGCTCAGGATATCAACGTCAAAGGTAAAAAGTTTTTCGCGCAATTCCGGGTTGTTGATTGCGTCCGGTTGATTGGTCATTAACCAGAGCAGCACGGGCGCAATCACTAAATTCTGGTCGCCGCTGAAATCCTCGATCACCACGTTCAGGGTGTAGCGGTATTCCCATGACATGGAGCTGGCACCGGTTGCCACCAGTGAGCCGTTATCAACGAAAAGGTGCAGCTTGTCCGGGTTGTCGCGGACATAAGCAACCGCTTTATTCAGGGCGCTGCGTAAGGACCGCGGTTTGTTCACTGTCTCGCTCCTGACACGCAATAATCGTGTCCACTTTGTCAGCACAGACCGCCCAGGCAGCCTCGGTTTCATCCAGCACCGCGTTCAGATCGCCGTTACTGCGCGGCGCTGACCTTTCCAGACGGCACTGCGTCACTCTGGGACAGCCATTCACGGTAAGCTGCACCTCCGGCAAGGGCCGGACGTTCGCGCAGCCTGATAATGTCAGCAGGCAAAGGAGCGTCAGCCCAGCGGCGCAAATCCTCGTTTTCACGTTTCAGTTCCTCGATCCGGCGCTGGCGGCTTCGCAGCAGTGCGGTGGTCTGTTCCGCTGCCGCATAAAGCCGCGTCTGCTCCCGGCTGTTGGTTTCGGTCAGAATGGACAGGCCGATCAACTGACTGTTTTTCTTCGTCAGTTCCTGCGTTTTGCTTTTCAGCGCCTTGCCCTGCGTCTCAATGGTGTGACTGGCATTGTTAAGCCGCCACGACTGCCAGCCCAGCGCCGCAAGTGCCAGCGCCAGCACTACCGCCAGCGCACGCATCAGGCCGCCATCGGCTCATGAAGCTGCGCGCGGGCAATCTGATACAAAACCAACGTCAGCAGGTAAAACACCAGGGTGATCACCCATCCAGAAAACGCCAGGCACAGAACAATAAGCAGCCTGATTACCCATGTACGCACGGGTTTTACGGGGTGCGCCCTGAATTTCAGCAATGCAGCCCTGACCTCATCGCGCGCCCGATCTCCGGCGAACCACCCGACAGCGCACAGCGCAGCAAGCAGCCAGGCAAGGAAGCATGACACCCAGACAGACGCACCAACCAGAACCGGCGCACCGCTGCGCGGATACAGCAGGCTGATAACCAACAGCGCAGCCCATGCCAGCTGGAAAAAAACGCTCATGACTTTCTTTTTCATTCCGTTATGCTCCTTTTAAGCACCAGGCCATTTCCCGCGCGCGGCGGTTGTCCAGCCCCTGATTAAACACACCTTTGACATATACCCAGCGCGGCAGTTGATGGCAGGCATCCGCCCAGCGCCGCTGGTTCAGCAACTTAACCAGCGTGGAGCTGCAGGCGTTGCCGGTGCCCACGTTGAAAGCAAACGACACCACCGCGTCATAGACCTTTTGCGGCACCGGCTGCACCACACATTTGTCCAGCGCCCGCTCCACGCGCAGCACGTTGGTGATAAGTCCCTGCGCTGCCTGCCGCTCCGTGATGGTTTTCCCCGGCACCACACCGGAAGTATTGCCGATCCCGTCAGTCCAGACACCTGCGCTGCACTGATACGGCTGCAGGCGGCATCCCTCGTAATCGGCGATCAGTTTCAGCCCCTCAACAGAGGTATGAAGCGACTGGAAACCGGGCAGCGTGGCGGCGATAGCCAGCACAGCCCCGACAAGGCAGCGCTTAACGATTGAAGGATTCATATTCCCCCAGCGAAATTTTGCCGCCACGTAACAATTTGAAAGACTGGTGTTTGTAGTACCAGTTGATAGCCAGCATCAGCACACCAATCAGTACGCCGCCAACCGTTGACGCATCTTTGAGCGACAGATCGCCCAGCCATGCCAGCAGCACGGCGATGCAGTAAGTGATAAAGGCGCTGATTCGTTCAAGCGTCATAATTCAGTCCCATAGCTGGACGGTCTGCGCTGTGGTTGACACCGTAATGTCCGGCAGCTCCACCTGCAGCCCGTGCGGTAAAAATGGGCCGTACTCAGCCAGCCCCGGATTCGCCTTCAGAACCTGCTCAGTGACACCCTGCGTGCGCCCGTAATGACGCCAGCAAAGCGCGTCCACCGTGTCATACTGATGCGCACGCACTTTCATCAGATAAGCTCCACCGTACAGTGCGGTGCATCCTGCACCCGGCTGATAGCCCAGCGGGCATCACGCCACAGATCGCCGCTGGCCTCCGCCAGCTCCTCCCCTCGCTTCACGCCTGACGCCGTGGCGTCATAGTCCTGATAACGCTCATTGAGCACAGCGCGCGCCCAGCAAAAAACGGCGTTGTGGTAGTGCTGGATACGCTCGCTTTTGCCGTCCAGCATTTCTGCAGGAACCTCAGCAAGTGTCCGCCAGCCCAGCATCTGCTGGCGGTTGCGGAAGTCGTACAGCTCA